TAACAATTGGTTCTACAGGTGGTGTAAAAATAATTGGTGCTGCGGCAGCGCCTTTGGAGTTAGGCACAGAAACAACAGGTACAGTTACAATTGGTAGTGGTTCAAACAATGTAATATTTGCAAGCACTATAACTGGTAATGTTACAGGTAATATAACTGGTGATGTTAAAGGTAGTGTATTTGCCGATGACAGCACACTATTAGTAGACGGAGTAGGGGGAACTATAGCAGGACCAATATCAAGTCAAACTTGGAATGGAGCATATGATGGTTATATGACTATTTCAAATGGCGGCTCTACTGGTCCAGGTCCTATACAAATTGTTGCATCAGCAAACTTAAACTTGTCTTCTGGTACTAATAATGATATTAATATTACACCACACGGTTCAGGTAGAGTAAAAGTTAGTGATGGTGCATTTGGTATTGTTGAAGCAGCAACCTTTATAGGTCACGCAGATGAAACAATGTATCTGTCAAGTAAAACAACAGGTGCAGAAAGCACACACATTACACTAGACAGCACAAGCGGCGTAACAACCACAATGTATGGTGCAGTTGATTTTGTAAGTGGAGGTTCAGTAGACTTTACAGGTTCAACTATTACAGGCACTAATTTCTTAACCAGCGAGACTACAACTACACTTGGTATTAACGCAAACATATTAAAATACACAGACGAAACTGGTGCAGAAACAGACATTGATCTAAGCCTATACTTAGACGACACTAACTTAGCAAGACTGACAACAGGTACATTAGACAGCGGTACAGGCATTGCAACATTTACAAGAGACGATGCAACTACCTTTACGGTAGACTTTAGTGATTTACTAAACCAGGCAGAAGCTAACGACCTAACAGCCAGTGTTACATGGGCAAATGTACCAGATGCAAATATTACACAAAGTTCAGTTACACAACACCAAGCAGCTCTATCAATTACAGAATCACAGATTAGTGATTTAACACACTACACAGACGGTGATGTAGATATACACTTGAACACAAGCACAGCTACTAACAATCAAATATTAAGTTGGTCTGGCACTGATTATGACTGGGTAGATCAAACACTTGCAGGCACAAGTACAGTAGTTGCTCCATTTGCTTTTGTAAGACTTGCAACAACTTCAAATGGTTCTGGCACAGGTATGAGTTACAGTAACTGGGATGCAGTTAATGGTACAATGGATTTTACCTTTGATAATGCTCAACCTGATACTAATTATATTGTTGTTACTGATGGCGAGGCTAACGATGATGGCCGTTTAGTTTCAATTCAAAACAAAACAGTTAATGGGTTCGAGGCTTCGTTTTATGATACTAATGGTATAAGAACTCCATCCGCAGCAGATGCATATGCACTTATTGTTTATGGTTCAACACCTACGACAACAGTAGTAGGCAGTGGAAGTTTAACAGATCTAAGTGTTACAACAACCGCAGCAGGAAGTGCAGCTCTATCATACGATAGTGCAAATGGTACTTTTACATATACTCCACCAGACCTAAGCAGTTACTTAACGTCATTCACAGAAACAAACGATCTTACAAGTGCAGTTACTTGGGCTAATGTACCAGATATTAACATTACACAAAGTTCAGTTACACAACACCAAGCAGCTCTATCAATTACAGAATCACAAATTAGTGATTTACAAAGTTATCTAACTGCTGAAACAGACCCTGTGTTTACTGCACACACTACATCAAGTATTACAGACGGCACTGGCTTCTTAAAGAATAATGGTGCAGGTGTTTGGAGTTATGACAACTCAACTTATCTAACAAGTTATACTGAAACAAACGACCTAACAAGTGCAGTTACTTGGGCAAATGTACCAGATGCAAATATTACAGAGTCAAGTGTTACACAACACCAAGCAGCACTTAGTATTACAGAATCGCAAATTAGTGATCTACAGTCATACTTAACTGCTGAAACAGATCCTGTCTATCTTGCAGAAAAAGGACAGCCTAACGGTGTTGCAACTCTTGATGCTACAGGTATTATTCCAAGTGCGCAACTGCCAAGTTACGTAGACGATGTATTAAGTTATGCAAACTTTGCGGCATTCCCTGCTACAGGTGAAACTGGTAAAATATATGTTGATCAAGCAACAGGTGATATCTTCCGTTGGGACGGTGTTGCAGCATACATTCAAATTAATGACGCAGTAACAAGTTCAGATCAAGCCACACAACTTGCAACAGCAAGAGACTTTAGTTTAACTGGTGATGTAACTGCAACTGCGGTATCGTTTGACGGCACAGCTAATGTTGCTCTATCAACTTCAGTTACACAAGCAGCAGTTACACAACACCAAGCAGCTCTATCAATTACTGAATCGCAAATTAGTGATTTAGGTTCTTATCTTACTGACTTGACTGGATCAAGTGTAGGTACATTAAGTGACGTAGACTTTAATAGCGTTACACTTGATGGTGCAAATGGACAAGACAAAGTACTTGCTTGGGATCAAACTGCACAAGCATTTGTTCCTGTAGATCAAACAAACACAAACACAACCACGTTTGGCATTGCTGGCAACCTTGGCACACATACATTTGATATGACAAGTGAAACACTTACATTCTTAGGCACAACTAATCAAATAGATATAGAAGTTGCTACTAATTTTATAAGTGTTGGGTTAGCAAGTGTTGTTAACGCTGATCTAAAAGGTAGTGTATTTGCTGATGATTCTTCATTAATAGTAAATGGTGTAGACGGCACATTAGCATATACAGCTACAACACCAACTGACTGGAACGGTACTGCACCTACTACAGTTGGCGAAGCTATTGATAGATTAGCAGCATTAGTAAAAACTCTTAACGGCGGAACAGGCGCATAAATACATAAAATAGGAACATAACATGGAACATTTTGTAAGAGTAGTATTTGAAAAACAAGACGATTTAACAGAAGGGTTAGACGAAAGTATCTTCCCAGGTAACGAACTCCTTGAAACAGAACAAGGAGCAAGTGTGTTCCATATACCTTTAGCAAGAGAATTATCAGAACAAGAAGCAGACGAGTATTCAGAACGTTTGGCAAATTATATGTTTGAACAAGGTTTAGACGACTTTGATATTGAAATTTCAGCAAGTGATTTAGAAGTACCAGAAGACGAAGAAACCTATGACGGTGATGACTTTTTTGAAGAATATGGCGTCATGTGGTTTAACGAAGATGACGAAATTGACGAAGCAGAATACCAAGGACGCAAAGTTAAACTTGGCAAGCCTATGCGTGGTGATGTTAAGAAGTTTAAAGTATACGTTAAGAATCCAAAAGGCAACGTAGTAAAAGTTAACTTTGGTGATCCTGACATGAAGATCAAAAAATCAAACCCTGCAAGACGCAGAAGTTTCCGTGCAAGACACAACTGTGACAATCCAGGTCCTCGTCACAAAGCACGTTACTGGAGTTGCAGAAAATGGTAAAAATTGTAGAGTTTGTAAGTAAAGATGTACCGTGGGATAAAGTAGACGATGTCCATACTTTTATGTTAAATGACAATGAATTTTATAGAAACGAATATTATCCTACAGCATGTAAAATGAAGTCTCTTCAAGTTGAAGATTTAGCTACTCTAGTTGATAGTGCTTGCGAGCAGTATCACGAAAAATTTAAAATTGCAGAGCCGATTGAGATGTTTTTCAAAGAAGACGAAAAAAGTCAACTAGCTAGGAAAGTATACGACGAGGAGCTGAAAAACTGTAACAAAGGAATTTATCGTGCGTCTAAGAAGTCTATTTGAAAATAAATCTACAGCAGTAATGGCTTTTGGACGTATGAATCCTCCTACTATAGGTCATGCTAAACTTGTTGATAAAATTAAAAGTTTTGACGGCGATCATTATGTATTCTTAAGTCAGAGTCAAAAGCCTAAAACAGATCCCCTTGCATTTGAAGATAAACTACGTTATGCAAAGTTTTTCTTTCCTGCAATAAACATAGGTCATCCTGAAGTTAAAACTATTATACAAGCTCTACAAAAAATAGAACAACTTGGCTACAAAGATATAATTTATGTAGCAGGCAGCGACCGTGTGCAAGCCTTTGAAGAATTAATTAACAAATATAACGGCAAGGATTATACCTTTGATTCTATTAAAGTAGTGAGTGCAGGAGAGCGTGATCCAGATGCAGACGGTGCTGAAGGTATGAGTGCAAGTAAAATGCGTCAGGCAGCAGCAGACGATGATTTAGACAGCTTTAAACAAGGTGTGCCGAGACAAGAAGTAGCAGACGAGATGTTTGCCGCAGTTCGTAAAGGTATGGGCATTGCAGATACTGTAGCAGCAGAGCGTGAACTTACAAAAGGCGAAGAAAAAGAAAAAGAACGTATCGTAAAAGGTATGAAAAAAGCTAAAGGTTCATTTAAAGATCGTTACGGCGACGATGCAGAAGCAGTTATGTATGCGACAGCAACTAAATTGGCTAAAAAATAATGGATGAACTTGCAGATATCATACGGTTGGCAGGAGTCAACGAATTTAAAGGGTATACAGAATACACTTTAGAAAACATGAGCCAAACTGCAACAGAACTTAAGAAAAAAGAAAAAGAAAAAAATATTCGTCCTGGTGACAAAGAATGGTTTGAACTTTGGTTTAGTAAGCCTTATATGACAGGACATACATTTAGAGGACGCACCAAATGAAAATGTCCGACTTGCTAAACGAAGATGGAAGAATTGTAAAGGGTGTTAACACTACTGTTGATGTTGGAGTAGGTGAAATACCTAAACAAGCTGCTAAGTTTGGAAACACTGTAGATAAAGACGGCAAACCGCCAACACTAAGCAAAAAAGTTAAAGGCAAATCCACTAACGTGTTATTTAATTTAGGTTTAACAGAAGGCATTAAACTTCGTTTAGAACGTGATAAACATATTGATGTACTGCATATTCAAGATACAAAAGAAAAGCATCGTGTAGAAGTGCGTGGTAAAAAAGGTTACGAAAGTGGAAACTATGATCCACAGGACAAACTGCACCAAGTATTGGATCGTGTAGGTAAAGCAGCAAACATAAGCGAACTGATCAATGGCGAAGTAGTAAGTATTAATCCTAATCATCCACAAGGTACCCGTGCTATTCGCACTGCAAGAGATGTATTACAAACCGAAAATAAATTTACTGATATGGAACTCGCTGTAATGGAAGGCGGACATGATATCACAGACTTAGACGAAAAATGGAGTGCAAAATACAAACGTAGTATTAATTGCAGTAACCCAAAAGGATTTAGTCAAAAGGCTCATTGTGCAGGACGTAAAAAGAAATGAGAGTATATCAAATATTAGAAAATGTAGAAATTGACAACAAAGACGGCTGGGGTGCTGTGCCTTGGAATCAAGAAGTAGACTACAGAGGTCTACGTGTAAAAATGAAGCCAAGCGTATTCATTAACCTAGCAGCAAGTCGCAACGGTGAACCTCCTGTGCCTAAAGTAGTGGATTATGTCAAAGGTGGCGGGGCTATCGGTGCTCCATTCTTACAAATATTTGTAGACGAAGATGACAGCCAAATACCAGAAGTGCGTGGACACGAAGGACGCAGTAGAATGGCTGCTATATTAGAAGTACACGGCGATGTACCAGTAGAAGTACACTTGTTCTTCCAAGGTAAAGTAAATCGCAACAGACATATAACACCCGAGTTTGTAGAAAAGATTCAAAGATATTTGATCAGCGAAAATGACAAAATGGTAAAGGGGCCGCTGTTTGAGATTTAGTGAGATCATAGAAAACTTTTCAGAAAGCAAAGTAAAGTATAAAACTCCCAACTTTGAATACGAGTGGGAAGAAGCCGAACGTTATCCCGAGTTTCGTAAGGTTGGTAAGGAAGCATGGATTGAACTTGCAAAAAAGGGTAAAGAAATAACTATTACAGATGCAAGTGATATCAACAATACAGATGCCGTAGACCCTAACTCATTTAAAAGTTTAGATAAAAACAAACAAAAAAGAGCGTTAGCACAATTAGAAAAAGGTTCAGTTGAAATGCCTATTGTTGCTGTTTACAGCGACGGTTATAAAGAATTAATTGGCGGTAACACAAGACTTACTGCAATGATGGCACAGAACGGTAAAGCGACTGTATGGCAGTTTGCAGTGCCAGATGAAGTTGCTGAACTTGCAGAAAACTTTGCTGATGGGAAGAAAAAAGGCAAAAGCAGACCAGGGCGTGTAAAACGTGCAGGTGCTAGTTGCAATGGCAGTGTTACAAGTTTAAGAAAGAGAGCCAAGAATAGCTCAGGTGAGAAAGCGAGGATGTATCATTGGTGCGCAAACATGAAGAGTGGAAGAAAGAAAAAATAGTAGAACTATTTCCAGACACTAGCGACATAGAAACAAGTCACTATGTTGCCAAGTTGAAAGAACATGAGCTCCGACGAGCAAGCACAAATGAACGCCAGGCGTATTGGAAAACATACAAGGAATACTTGAAATGAAAATTAAAGAACTATGCGAAACAACAGCAGGAGCAGTAGCAAGCGTAGCAATGGGTGTCGGACCTGTACTTAAACGCCAGCCAAAAAATGCAGATGGTACTGCAAAAAATGCGTTAGATATGAAAACAAATAAAAAGAAGTCAAATAATAAAAAGGCATAAATACATTATAATACGTATTGGAGCAACTCAATGAGAGATAAAGAGATTAAAGAAGGTTTAGCAGATCTTGCTGATAGAGCAGAACGTGACCACGAAGTACAAATGGCACGTAGTGACTTGTATAAAATTGCAAAATATGCCATTAAACTACACGATATGCTAAAAAGTGTAAGCGAAGCAGAAGGTATTGAAGGTTGGCAACAGGCAAAAATCACAAAAGCAGCTGATTACATAAGCAGTGTTTATCATAATCTCGATTATGACATGAAATTTGGCGAAGGCGTAAATGAAGCAAAGCAAGGATATTGCTCCGACGATTGCTGTGGTTCTGATGTAAAGGCTGAAGATTGTACATGTGCTCCAACATGCAAGCATTGTGATTGTAACGCTGTGAAAGAAGCAGCTGAAGGAAAAGCAACTTGTGGTTGCAATTCAAGTTGTTCACACTGCGGTGGCAAACACACAATGAATGAAGTTGGTAAAAAGTGCGAATGCTGTGGTAATATGATTAAAGCAGTAGCAGCCGAAGGTAAATCACCTCACAAAAAAGGCACTAAAAAGTATAAAAAGCATATGGCAGCAATGCATGCCGGCATGGAATCAATCGAAGAAAAATTACAAAGGGCAGTAGAAAAACAATTAGCAAGAGAAAAATAAATGGACTTTCACGCACTACAACATAAATTATTTGACCTTGATCCTTCAGATCCAAAAGAAGATCTAGCTAAATTACAAAACCAAGCACAAAATCCACAAGCAGAAGCTGCTCCAACAAAAAACTACTTAGAGGAAAGTGTCAGTGTAAAAGAAGGCAGTCTTCCATTAGATATAAGCAGTGTGTCAGATTTTGCTGCACTTGCAGGTGTAAGATTAGATGAAAAACAAAAAACAGGTAGTGCAGGACAAGCTAAAGGCAAAGACAGAATGCCAAGAACAAGCACTCCTAGTACTACAGGCGAACAGCCTCATCCTTTGAAAGATAAACTAGTAGGTGAAAACGACACAGACTTAATTCGCGGAATACAACGTACACGCAAAGATGTTTCAGACGAATCAAGTATTAGTATGGTAAAACTTGCATTAGAGAGGGCTGTAGAAGGCCAGGTTTTAACTCCACAACAGAGAGATGCATTAGGTCCTTATGTAGATGCTATGGTAAAAATACTTAGCGAACCAAGATTTGCAACAATATTTGATAATATTGTTAAGATGGCTAACAAAGAACAAGAAACAAATGAAAGTGGATTGCAATACTATACTGGTGTAAAAAAGTATGGCAAGGAAGGAATGACAAAAATTCAAAGTGCGGCAGGCAAAGGCGCTAACCACGAAGAAATTGGCAAAATCAAAGACAAATACGATAAAACTAAAAAATCAGAATCTATTGCAGAAAGGCTTACTAGAGAGTTAAATGCATTTAGTAAATCTAAATCCTAATTTTACTAATGATCCTTATCTTAGAACACCAATCCAACGGCATCTTGTAGAAACATTACCATTCAAAGACTTTGACAAAGACGGATACGAAGTTCCTACTCCTTTAGAACATCTACACTACGAAGCTAACGGTATTGATCTTAATCGTGAAATACAATATCATATAGCACCTGTGCAAGAGTGGTACCAGGACATAGAACAAAGCGAACATGGTCTAGTATTAGATCATTGTATGCTATTAACACGTTATGCATTTGCCGGCGCTGCAAGAGATCAAATAGAGGAAGTTTGTAAGAATAGACCTATACTACAAAAACTACTTAATATTAAACCCAAATGGGGTATCGACTTTAGTCTTGACTTTGTTACTCACGATATTGTAATGGAAGTGATACACATAGAACAAGACTTTGATAACATTAACGAAGCAATAGCAGCAAAAGAGCGCCTCGAACAAATTATTGACTCAACAGATTGGTATGACGGCGCACTAATGTTACATTCTCGTAAACACGAATGGGAAAACTTATCAAGTGACGATCATTCAGACTATAAAGCACAGTTCTTTGGATGGGAACGTGCGTTCGATAACAAAAAAGTATTTTAAATACTTGACATTTGTCTAAATATCCTATATACTTAACTTAAATTTATGGAGGTAGAACATGAGTGATCGTACCTATGGTGCTGAAGAAAAAGCAAAACTAGAGCGTCTTGTCCGCGAAGGCGTTACTGTTATGCAAGAAGTAGAAGATTTGCAGGCAGGATTAAAAGAAACTGTAAAAGCTGTTGCAGAAGAATTAGATGTAAAACCGAGTCTTATTAACAAAGCAATCAAAATTGCAAAAAATCGTGACTGGGATGCACACGCAGATGCACACGAAGATCTAGAAACGTTGGTAGCAACGTTAGGATACGATAAGTGAACAGTATAATAGATTTTTGGAAGAGTGGATATCACTCAGACAAAATTGCATTTTATTTAGAACTTTTAAGTTTTATATTTACTGTAGGTGCAAGTGCAACACTTGCATTTACAGCAGATAAACCAGACATGCGTATTGTATATCCTTTCTTTTTTATTGGAAGCATAACAGGTTGTTTAGGTTATTACAGAAGAAAACTTGCATGGCCTATGCTATTAACTGGATGGTTTGTAATTGTAAACGTATTCGGATTTGGTGTAGCAATGCTTTGGTGGTAATATATACATTAAGAGTCGCTCACTTAAGAGCAGGTAGATGGTTGAGTTGGCCATAAGCAACAGGAGAATTGAATGCCATATGTAGATGCGATGTTTGATCGTGATCAAGATATTATTCGAGTAGTCGAACGCAGAGATGGAAAGCGACATTTCCACGAATATCAAGCAAAATATACATTTTATTATGAAGATCCAAGAGGCAAATACAAGAGTGTGTATGGCGATCCGTTAACACGTATTGTATGTAAGAATACAAAAGACTTTCGAAAAGAAGTTGCTATTAACAAAGGCAAGAACTTATTTGAAAGCGACATCAATCCAATCTTCCAGTGCTTGAGTGAGAACTATCTCAACCAAGATGCTCCTAAACTAAACATTGCGTTTTTCGATATTGAGACAGACTTTGATCCAGAGCGTGGCTTTGCTGATCCTAGTGATCCATTTATGCCAATTACAAGTATATCTGTATATTTACAGTGGATGGAAACAATGGTGTGTCTTGCTGTGCCGCCTAAAACACTTACTATGGAGCAAGCACAGAAAGAACTAGAAGGTATTGACAATGTTGTGCTTTTTGAAAAAGAAAGCGAAATGATCGATACTTTCTTAAACTTGATCGAAGATGCGGATATCTTAAGTGGATGGAACAGTGAAGGGTATGATATTCCGTATACTGTAAACAGAACCAGTCGTGTACTAAGCAAAGACGACACAAGACGTTTTTGCTTGTGGGGTCAGTTACCTAAGAAGCGTGAATATGAAAAATACGGGAAGCAAGCAGTTACATTTGATCTAATAGGTCGTGTACACTTAGACAGTTTAGAACTGTATCGCAAGTACACTTACGAAGAACGTCACTCATATCGATTGGATGCTATTGGTGAGATTGAGGTAGGTGAAAACAAGGTGCCATATGAAGGCACACTAGATCAGTTATACAACAATGACTTCCGCAAGTTTATTGAATATAACATTCAGGATACTGCACTACTGGACAAACTAGACAAGAAACTACGATTTATTGATCTTAGTAACAGTATTGCACACGAAAATACTGTGTTGCTACAGACTACAATGGGTGCTGTTGCTGTTACAGAGCAGGGCATTATTAACGAAGCACACAACAGAGACTTGCGTGTTCCTAATCGTCCTAAACGTGACGACACAGAAAGTACACAGGCAGCAGGTGCATATGTTGCATTTCCTAAAAAAGGCTTGCATAAGTATGTAGGCTCAATGGATTTGAACTCACTGTACCCTTCAGTGATTCGTGCGTTAAACATGGCGCCTGAAACTATTGTAGGACAGATTCGCCCTGAGATTTCAGATGCTCGTGTGCAAGAGGATATGGGACTAAAGAAAAAATCATTTGCAGGTAGTTGGGAAGGCCGCTTTAGCACAGAAGAATACGAAGCAGTCATGGAACAACGCAAAGACATTGCACTTACAGTTGATTGGGAAGATGGACGTTCAGATGTACTTTCGGGTGCAGAGATATACCAACTTATCTTTGATAGTCAAATGCCGTGGATGCTTAGTGCAAATGGTACAATTTTTACAACAGAGTTCGAAGGTGTTATTCCAGGTATTCTAAAGCGTTGGTATGCTGAACGTAAAGACATGCAGAAAATGCTTAAGAAAGCAAAAGACGCAGGCAATGAAGCTGAAATCGAATACTGGGATAAACGTCAGTTGGTTAAGAAAATTAACTTGAACAGTTTGTATGGTGCTATTCTTAACCCTGGTTGTAGATTCTTTGACAAACGTATAGGACAGTCAACTACATTAACAGGTAGACAGATCGTTAAGCACATGAGTGCAGAAGTAAACAAGGTAATGACAGGAGAGTACGATCATGTAGGTAAAGCAGTTATTTATGGAGATACCGATTCTGTGTATTTTAGTGCTTGGCCTGTTATCAAAGACGATGTTAATTCTGGCAAACTTGAATTTGATATCGATAAGTGTATTACACTATATGATCAAGTGTGTGAACAAGCAAATACAACATTTCCAGACTTTATGGCACGGGCATTTCATTGTCCTAAAACACGAAGCGATGTTATTGCGGCAGGTAGAGAAATTGTTGCACAATCGGGCTTGTATATTACTAAAAAACGTTATGCGGCGTTAGTAGTAGACAACGAAGGTTTTCGCACAGACACAGATGGCAAGCCGGGCAAAGTAAAAGCAATGGGGTTAGACTTAAGGCGTTCAGACACTCCTGTGTTCATGCAAAAATTTCTAAGTGAGTTGTTACTAATGGTACTTACTGACACGCCAGAAGCTGATGTACTAGAACGCATTACACAGTTCCGTAAAGAGTTCCAAGAGATGCCAGGTTGGGAGAAAGGTTCGCCTAAACGTGCTAACAAGATTGGACACTATCAGCGTCTTGAGCAGAAGCAGGGTAAAGCAAACATGCCTGGGCACGTTCGTGCAAGTATCAACTGGAATACACTAAAACGTATGAACGGTGACAAATACTCGCAAGAGATTGTAGATGGTATGAAAGTTATTGTTTGTAAACTCAAACAGAATCCACTAGGGTATACAAGTGTTGCTTATCCAACAGATGAGCTAAGACTACCTGAGTGGTTCAAAGAATTGCCATTTGACGATGCGGCTATGGCAGAAACTATTATTGACAACAAACTAGACAACTTGATCGGTGTGCTAAACTATCCGCTAGAAGATACAAAGCAACACACAACGTTTAACAGTTTATTTGACTTTGGAGACTGACATGAGCGAAGAACAGCGTATTATATTAATCTCTGACTTTATTGAACAGAAGTTACGCAAAGAACAAGAGTTAGATTACTATCTAAAAGAACTAGAAGAATTACAACGTAAAATTGGGTGGTTGCGTAGAGAAGTTGATCTTACTAATACAATTATTAACATGATTAAGACAGAGCAAGTTTATGATATTAAAGAACAAATGCTTGCTAATGAAAATAATATTATTAAACTACCCGAGGAGGACAAATGAAAGTAGGATTTACCTGTAGCACATTTGATTTACTACATGCCGGCCATGTACAAATGTTACGTGAAGCAAAAGAACACTGCGATTATTTGATTTGCGGGTTACAAATGGATCCAAGTTTAGATAGGCCTGAAAAGAACTCGCCAATACAAACTGTTGTAGAACGTTATACTCAACTAAAAGCAGTAGCATATGTAGACGAAATAGTTCCCTATGCTACTGAAAAAGACCTAGAAGATATCTTGACAATGTATCATATTGATGTTAGAATATTAGGTGAAGAGTATCGTGAAAAGGATTTT